GTTGATAAGTACCATCTTCATCAACTGTTAATCTACTATTATTTACACTTGTACTATGTGTAAATCCAGTATCTTTTTCTCTTTCAATATTCCATCCTAAAATGGTTGGTGATGATTGAGATATTGTAGTAGTAGTATCATTTGAAGTTAATGTTATTATTGGTAAAGGCTGTGGCGTTCCTTCTGAAAATTCTTTTGTAATACCGCTATCTCTATACCTAAAAGCGTTTAAATCTGACCTATACCAAAACATACCATCTGTTAATGTTGTTGGATCAGATGTAAGGCTGTCAAACTCTATATTTTCAATTGCTAAACTCATTTTTTAATTTTCTCCGTTTTTAATTGCTATCCAACGTACATCAACTATATTGTTAGGGTTACTTGTTCCTAAACTAATTGTAAATCCTGCAGATGTAGGTGCTGAATCAACTTTCATATTTACCCTCCTGTTTGCGTTTGTTGTCTCCATTAATGAAATAGAGTAATTAGCATCAGCAAAAGCAGTAGAAAAATTAACGGTTGCTCTTAAATTACCACCTGATACCGCAAAAGATGCAATAGGAACAATACCAGATTTTGTCTTTAATATATCTTGTAGACCTGCAAACGTATCTGATTTGTCAGGCAAAACCCATGTTCTTTGTTCTGTAGGATATATTGAATCTATGATATGTTCAAATGGTGCGCCCTGTGCTGAACCATCAGTATGAGGATGGTTTATTACAAACCTTCTCGAAGTTATAGACTCTTGTATTCTTGCAGTTATCCATTTAGCCCCTCCTGCAAATATATTTGGCAAATTAACACCAAATAGAACTCTACTAAGAGAAGCTGAAGTAGGATAACTATCATCACTTCCTAATGTAGTTGTTCCTGAACTAAATCTATTATTATGTACGGTAAACCCCCCTTGTCTATGATTCGCTGGATTTGCATCCTCCCTATCAGTATTCCACATATATGTGAATCCAAAAAATGAGTAAAATTCTGAAAACGCACTAGCACTATACTTGTTTATAATACCTATTAATTTAAACCCAAAAACATCCTGTAAAAAAAAGTTGTTATCAGAGTCACCCAACCTTAGCCAACCATCTTGTGGAATTGTCATCTTTCCGTAAGGTGTCCCAAGCTCTGTAACAATACCAGACCATTGAACTCTTGTATTTGTTCCATCATAGTCAACATCTGATATTGTATGTATTCCATCATTAACGCCTGCTGGTGTTCCAGATATTTCTATCTCAGTACCTATAGTAGCTGTGAATGTTATATCTCCATCAAACAAATATGCAAAACCAGTAATTCCACCGCCATTCACATCAGCCCCAACTATTTCATATTGTGCCCCATCTCTTAGATTTAAGAAAGTTTCCCCGTTCTCTGGTATAAATTTGTCATTATTTTGAGTTTCTATATCATTACCACCAGTGTTAAAACCTTCGTTTAAAACACTCTGTAAATCTTGTAATACAATATCACTTAATAAGGCAATAGTTCCATCTTTATCTTGATATGTGTAAGTTCTTGTGGTAGATGCTGTAATAAGCGATAAATCAAACCTTGCTCTTTTAGAATTGTCAGCGGCACTAACTAAAGCAAATTCAGAATCAGTAAAGTTAACCTTTACATTTAATCTTCTCCAATCGCTTAAAGAACCCGTATCAGTATCTTTTATATATAAACCACTTTGGTATGTCTTATAAGCACCAAAAAGTATTGTAGTAGGTTTTTCAACTAGGTAAATAGAACCTATAGGAGGATTCCCTAAAGTTATTGGTAAATCACCTCTAAACTCTACTTGACCATTCCATCCAGTTCCACTACCACCACCAGAACCAGCATCCTCTCCATGTATTACAGTACCTATAGCCAATTAATTAGTTTTTAATGTTATTTCAAATTCAACCGTTCCACTTGTTTCTGTTTGAGCATTATAATTTATTCTCATATAAGTCCATGACATATGAATATCATCGTAAGCATCTATAATTGGAATATCTACCGAGTTACTTTTGTAGTTGTAAAAAGTATTATCATCATTAGATACTTCAATAGTCCAAGTCCCTAAGCTATTTGTTAGTCCTACTTGGTCAACAAAAACACTCCACTCATAAGGAAAGCATATTTGGAAAGATTCAGAAACTTGAGATATAGTAGCATCATGTGCTGTTCCATCTGTAAATTCAAATTTATATTTTAGTGGTTTACTCATATCTTAAAAATATCCTATTATACCTTTATCTTGTCCATTATATGAACTCCAATCATAATTATTAGAGTTATCACATATACACCATTGAATAGCATTATAACTCTCTAATGCTTGATTATAAACGGTGTACATATTAGATGCAGTACTAGCCGCAGAAGTAGAGTTTTCCTGCATATTTATTTGATTCCCTCCTATATTGTTTTTTACTGGTTGGTCACGTTTATATTCAAAGTTTATAAACATAACTAACATCTCTTTTATACCTTCGCTTCTCTCTATACCACAACTGTTATCTTTACAGAAAGAGTTCCAAATCTGAATAAATTTAGGGTCTGTTGGAGATGTCCCAGTAATAGCAAAATCAGTAGCAAACTCTTCATATAATTCACACCCTAATAAGTCTTGAAGGTATCTTACCTCAAACTTATCTATATATTCCTGTAAATCACTTTTACTGAATATATCTTTGGCTGTATCTGTTTGCCCTTTAAAATCTGATTCTTGTACGTATAAAGACATCTATTTCTTTTTATTTTTCTTTCCAGATTTCGATTGTTTTTTTGCTTTTTTCTTTGAAACTTCCCCACCAATCACTGAAGAAGTTTCTGACTTTTCCACCTCTACAACATTTTCTTCATAAATAGAAACATATCCATCAGCAACCCATCTATCTACAACATGCTTCGCAACGTTATGAATAGAACCTTTTTTTATTCCTGCTGGGTGGTCTTTTTTAAATATTACTTTCATAAGTATTGGCTTTTACCCCCAAAACCCCGCTACTTTCATAGCGAGGTGTTTGGATTAACTAACTAAATTATGGTTTAGTAATAGCTGTAATTGCCGCAGCAATGTCAGGCACATGCATAAAAGCATTTGCATCAACATTTCTTACTAAGAAGTTTAATCTTTCGTAAGCTTTTACAGTTACTAACTCTTTCTCAAAGTTATCATTGTTTTCAAATCCGAACTCAACAGTAGTCCCTTTTCTTGAAACAACAGTTCCCTTTGTAGAATCCATGATGTACATTTCTCCAGCAGGTACTAAAGAATTTGTAATAACTCTAACAGCTCCAATATTCATTCCATCTGAAGTAATCCAGTTAGGAATTAAATAGTTGTTGTTAGCATCTTTTTCCAGTGTCATTAAACACATATCAGCAGGATTTAATAAAACAACATTCGCATTGAATTTATTATTTAAACCAGCATCAGAAATTTGACAAGAACCTACTTTTATTAAGTCTATTAAAGTTGGAGCTTGAACGCTTGCAGCATAAGAACCAGCAGCAAATGTAGAAGCTACAGCAGCAACAGAATTTAATTCTGGATAAACATTAGTTCCTAAAAGTAAACCTTCATCAATTTTTAAAGCAACATCAGTTGTTACTAAATCTCTAATCTCTCCAGATACCCACTCATAATCATCCATCATATCAATACAAACATTTACATAATCTCTAACTTTAGCGATTTGTAATGTTCTAACTTGCCATGTAATTTTAGAGTTATGAGTTGAAGCTGCACACCCTGCAACGTTTTTAGCATCTCTTACAATAGTTTCTTGGTCATTATATTTGATATACTCTTTGTTTGTGTTTCTTTGGTTGAATAAAGAACGCATAAACGTTTGACGAGTTGCAATTTGACCAACTCCTGGCAACATATCTGCAAAATCAGTTCCTGAAGTAATATCAGAAGCATCTTGTTGAGCTTTAATATCTAATCTAATATTTTTTTGACTAGACTCAGATAGTTTTTTTAACTCTTCAGCTTTTTCAGTTAAAGCAGTATAGATAGCCGCTTTAAAAGAAGCAGGCTTATCTTCTGTTTTAGCCTCTAACTCTTTAGCCATCTTAGCAATAGTTCCACCTTGAGCTTCCAAAGTAGACTTCATTGCTGAAATATTAGCAGATTGTAATTCTTTAATTTGAGTTTCTAACTCTTCTTTGTTTTCTGCATCAGTCTTTGCTTTTGCAGTTAATTCTTCAATGCTTTTTGTTTGCCAGTCTAATAAATCAGCAAAATACTTAGCATTATCCTCCTCAGAAAGCTTTGCAATCTCTTCAGAAGATTTTACTTTAAATTCTTTCATTTCTTATAATTTTTTGAAAGGTTTTTAATTGGATTAATTGTTTTTGATTTGCTGTCATCTGTATCATTATTAGACGGCTCTACATGAGTGTCCTTTTTTGATGGCTCGATTAATTTCAAATCGTTGATTATTTGCTTCATCTGTAAAATTTCCATACCCATAAGAGAACGGTCACTTTTAGAATCCACGCTTGATTTAAGTTGTCTATTTAATTCGTCTAATCTGTCAATTAGATTACTCTTTATTTTAATATTAGCATCTTTAGACTTACTCCCTATTGTTGGTGTAAGTTCGTTAGCTCCATAACTAACAACACTAATTTCAAATAATTCTATTTCTTTAACCACCCAAAAGAATCCTTCTTCATCTGCCTTCTCTGGATTTAATGCTAAAGGGTAAAACTCATCCCATGCTTTACGCTCTACTTCATTAGTAGAGTTCATAACCGCCTTAACTATGTTTTTATATCTAAATCCTATAGAGTGGTTATCATATAATCCTTCTTGGTAGTTTATTAAATCATCATTACCCTTACTTGTAGTAGGTATATGACTTTCGCAATAAAGAACATCTTTACCATCTATATTTCTTTCTTCTATCACTTCAAATCTTCCTACAACATTTTTAGTATTTAATACATGGTCTGATTGATGTTTAATTTTTGCGTTTGCTTGTGATTTTGGTCCTCTATCGTTAATAGATTTAACAGCACATCCTTTAATCAACATGTCTTGGTCAGAATCAATAAAGAAATATGTGTTAGCTATGAACTGAACAGTTCTTTTATCTTCATCAATCTGTTTAACAGAATTACCACCTTCTAAAGTTTTAACACCAAAGTGTGTAGCCATTTTCTGTTGTAAAGTTTTCTTACTCATTTTCTTGAACATTAGTAATTAATTCGGCAGCAACTTCATCAAAACCATAAGTATCTATTAATAAAGTTTTCTTACCTTCTGGAGATATTGGCATATTTAATATAACATTAACTCCATCCATAACAATCTTGTCCTTTTCTGCTTCCATTTTTTTATCTTCCTGTAAAGACTCTATACTAGATAAATCTAAATCAACCTTATAGTTAGCATTATCTCTTTCATTCCATCCTGTTACAAAGAATTTATTAAAGTGGTCTAAGTCATTTCTTAATGGAGGTAAAACACCTCTAGTATAAAACTTCTTACCATCTTCTTTAGAGTTATTAAAAGTAGTTCCATTAGGGTCATTAAACATCCTTGAACTTACCCCATAAACAGAACATAAGTCTCTAAGTTTAACAATTCCACTTTCTAATATTTGTAAATCTGCAGGAGACATAGCAAACTTTATATAGTCAAAGTTTCCGCCAGTCACTTTAATAGAACCAAAGTTTTCACCACCCCCTATTTTAGACTTTAAAGCTTTATCTAATTCTTTACCTTGTTCTGGCGTGACACCTCTATCACCTTTAGAAGATAATAATCCGATAGCACCTTTGTTTTTAATTAAAGAAGCATCAGCCGTTATTATTTCATTTGATGCCGATAAAGTTCTATATGCTGCCGATAAAGGACTCAATCCCATTACAGCATTTTCGTCTGCAGGGTCTGGATTAAACTTTCTTAGGTGCATAACTTCTTCAACATCCAAATTATATTCCTTACTGTTATAGTTGTACTTGTAAGATGTTGCTTGTGGTCCAGTTATTAGATTAGTAACCTTTGGAATAATATATTGAGGTGCTAAGTTCCATCTTTCTGTAAAGTAGTTTGAACCAACACCTTTAACACCATAATGTATTTCGTTTCCAGTTATTAATTGGTAAACTAAAGACTTATAAGTAAAAGATTTGTAGTTTTCTTCTGGGTTAGGATTATGAACAAAATCATAGAAGTCACCACCATCAATAATTTCTACATCACCATTTGATTTAGTGTCTGTAATTAATAAAGGAATATCAGCACCACTTTCAGCAATACTGTTAACTATGGAATATACATGATTATTTCCTGCATATCCTTCTGAAATAAGTTTTTCTAGGGTATCTTCTCCGTACAGAAAATTAGAGAGAGCCCTGTATAAGGGCTTCTCATAACTAAAACTATGATTCTTAGTTCCTACTAATGCGTTGTAAGCATCTTTTAGTCTTGACATAGAGTAAATTAGTGCAAGGCATCTTCACCTTGTTATTACCTACAAAAATAATAATTTTTTTTAAATAAAACTAAATTATCCAAAAATTATTAT